AGCATTGACTTCAAAAGCTTAACGATCCACCAAGATCCAATGCCACCCTTACTATTGAGCATTTGAGATTTGGTATAACCTAAGAAGTCAGGTATTAGAGCATTAGCACTCGACGCAATCTGATCAATATTGTCGAGAAAACCTGGGATATCTACTCCTAACCTGTATTTATCCCTTTTCATACACCACTTTACAAACGTAGTTGCCATCGGGTGGAACTTACAGTTCTCAAGGATTGAAAGCTGGCGTAAAGCTACCATCTTGGGACCCCAATCCTTTGGTGCATAATAGCGCTCTTGTTCACACAGCCTTCCTAATGCTCTAAAGGTTGAGTAAACTCCTACACACACATTATTCAAACGATAGTTCACATGATGCCACCGTCTCAGATATGTGCATTCTACTTCGCTAATCTCCTGCTTATCTGGATTCATCTCCAACCCATGACTTGCATAAGATTTGATCAATCGATCTGGATCAAGACCAGGAAAAGTCAAGACTCCATCATCACCCAAACATTGTGAAAATCGATTCAACTGTGCGCCTTGCAGTCTAGCAGCTTCATACTGAAGGGTTCTATGTACTAGAGTCTCATCAGCATTGGTGCCACCTGAACCACTACCCATACCGTGTTTCCCCTGTATTAGCAGTCCACGATCGTACATCAGAGGTATGTTGTACTTTATAGGGTAGATGTCTTTCAACCACTGCATTTCAGCTCGTCCCTGAAATAAACTCTGAAGGATATATCTAGCACCATCCTGCAGTTCGTGATTGAAATGTTGATCAAATCTAGTAAAATCCGTACACATTACTAGATCCTGTTTACCTTTGGTATCAAACATACGAGTAATATATGCATCTACCAAGTCCATGCTATTCCAAGCAGGCACTAATTCATGATCTTGAGCGTACTGAATTAGTGGGTAATAAAGGCGTAATTCCTCCAGGTTGACGGATGCTGGAAACATCCAAACAACACGTTGTTTTACATCATCTGGTTCAATTCCACCTTCTT